TGTTGTTTTTGTTCGCGACACTGCGCGAGCGTTTGAGGAAATCAACGGATTTAGGGTGTTCCCATCTGCCTCCCGGCATGTGCCAGCAAGGGCAGCGCTATATAACGGCGCGGAGATGAACTTCTTTACCAACAACGGCCCGCAAGCTCTGTGCATCTTTGGAGGCATGCCGTTCATTAGCTTCAAGCAGCAGCCCCCAGATTATCCGCCAGCGTCTGACGATTGGATCAGATGCTTCATGGGCATTGAATCCGGTCAACAGCTTCCGTGGTTCACGGCCAAACAGAAACTTACGTGGTCTGATGACACGTACGATAACATCTCCGAAGAATGGGAGAAAATGCAGCTATGCCAATGACCCCTAAGGGCCGGAAGATCATGAAGGCCATGAAGTCCGAATACGGCGATGAGAAGGGCGAGAAAGTTTTCTACGCGTCTAAAAACGCTGGTAAGATCAGCGGCGTAGAAGGTAAACGCCCTAAGGCGGGGCGTGGCCATAAATGGGGCAGAATGACATGATTATCGGTGGTGAAGACGCACTTCGTCAGAAGTGGATGGATCGGAAGAAGCCAGCAATCTGGCCTGAGTTTTTCGTAAAGGCTGTTGAGGACCCATCAGCGTCCGCAGAAGCGGGGCGCGTTGTGTTCCGCGACGAAGAGTGGTGCAACATGCACCACAAGGGAGAGGTCCCTCGCATTATTCCGGAGAGCGTCAAGCGCCTTAAGCAGGACAGGAACATCTGGCCGTACATAGCTGTCGCATATGAGGCATGGAGGGCCGGCAAGGAAGAGGTGGCCGACGGCATCGACCTAAAGACGTGGCCACTCATCACGCCAGCTCAACTGCGGAACTGCCAGAACATGAACCTTCGATCTGTCGAGGACTTGGCGACGCTTCCTGATGGCGGTGTCTCCAAGATTGGTCCTGGCGGTCGAGACTTGCAGCGCAAGGCAATAAGGTGGCTTGAGGGGGCAAACGACGCCGGAAAGGCAGCCATCGCAGCCGCCAATCTGCAACGGCAGAATGAAGAGATGGCGGCTGATTTGGAGAACATTAAGGCCCAGTTGGCTGCTCTGAAGGCGGAGAAGTCCGGTGGCAATCGCTCTAAGTCAGGTTAATCATGCTGCTGATCTAGCAAGCCGCAGGCTGCATTGGATCAGAGTTCGCAACAAGCTAGTCAATCCAAATCCTCCGGCCATTGTTGTCGAGACGGCCTCGGTTTCTGGCGACGCATCAGTAACGATCGTTGCCGAAACGGACGCGGTCAACACACAGCAGGACTTTAGGCAGGCGTGCATCAACCTTCTGAATGGTCGCATCAGCAATCTAGACGCAGCGCTTCTTGCGCTTGATGTGAATGTAAACGCATGACCCTACTCTCGATCGTCAACACGGTTCAGGACCGGCTGTCTCTGCCGCGCTCCGGCAGCGTCATCGGGTCAACGTCCAAGATCACCAGGCAAATGCTGGCTCTTGTCAATCTTGACGGTCAGGTTCAGGTCAAAAGGCACGCGTGGTATTACCTGACAAAGGAAGATACGTTCTCAACGACCGCGACTCAAACGCAGGCATCGTTTACCGAGAGCGATTTCGATAGGTTCGTCGATGGCAGCATGTGGAACAGGTCGCGCAAGCAGCCTATGACCGGTCCACTCACTCCAAGTCAATGGCAGGTCCTGAAGGTTCGCACGCTCTCGTCGATCTACCCGGTGTGGCGCCGCACCCCAGCGAGCACGTCGTCGGTCGATATTCTCCCGGTGCCGGCTGCTGGCGAGACGATCGCTTACGAGTACACAAGCAAGAATTGGGTTAGCGGAGCTGCGCAAACCAGCAGCTTCGTTGCAGACACAGACACAAGCTTGATTGACGAGACGCTAATTCAGCTTGGCCTTACATGGCGTTTCTTGAAAGCCAAGCGGCTAAGCTGGGAGGAGGAGTATCAGGAGGCTGAGGCATATTTTCAGACATTGATCGCTCAAGAGACTGGCCGCAGAACCCTCAAGATGGGGCGCACTGTGCCTCTGCGCTATCAGCCTCCTGATCCAGTTATCCCGGATCAAATCTAATGCCGCAGAAATCCAGGATTGTTCAAGTCCCACTTCCTACCGGAGGATGGGATGCGATATCGCGCCTGACTGCGATCCCGAAGGATCGCGCAATATCGCTGATAAACATGATCCCGACCAAGGGCGGCATCGAGTTCAGGAAGGGTTTTGCAAGCCACGCCACCGGCCTAACATCAGCGGCCGTCGACTCCTTGATGGTATGGGAGGGGTTCGCATCTCGGAAGATGTTCGCCGCGGTAAGCGCAAGCATATTCGATGTGACTTCCGCCGGGGCGGTTGGCGCGGCTGTTGTGTCTGGCTTGGCTAGTGACCGGTTTCAGTGGACTCACTTTTCAAATTCCGCAGGGTCATATCTGTACATCGTCAACGGGGCAGATGCGCCATACCACTACAACGGTACGGCGTGGGCTAACCCGTCCATCACCGGGGTGACGGCGGCAAATCTCATCTCCGTCATGTCCCACAAGCGGCGTGTGTGGTTCATAGAAAAGGACACAGCCAACGCGTGGTATCTTCCCGTTGATGCTGTTGCAGGTGCTGCTGTTAAGCTTGATCTTGGCCCTCTTTTTAGTCGTGGCGGCCACCTACTTGCGTTCGGGCGTTGGTCGAGGGATGCTGGAGATGGGCCAGACGATTATGCTGTGTTCCTTAGCTCTAGGGGCCAAGCAGTTGTTTACGCAGGTACCGATCCAGACTTCGTTGACAGTTGGGGGCTGGCCAGCATTCTTGATCTCCCCACGCCAGTTGGCGCAAGGCGATGCATCTCAGAATTCGGCGGCGACCTTCTGATCAACACAGTTGCTGGTGTCGTTAGCCTTGAGGCGGCCGCGAGGTATGGCCTGCAAGAGCCTGAGCGGATCATTGTCAATCACAGAATTGCGAACGAGCACAAAAGCGTAGTATCGCTTTACAGCGCCAACTTTGGATGGGGCATTACGCATTTTAAGGAGGAAAGTCTCCTCCTTATTAATGTTCCCACGGCTGAGGGCACTAACGCTGTTCAGCACGTTCTGAACACGCAAACGTCTGCGTGGTGCAAGTTCGATGGTTTCAAGGCAACAAGCATGGTTGTCTTCGGCGGCAGCCTGTACTTCGGCAGCAGCGGCGGAATTGTTTACAAAGCGCTATCTGGACTTACCGATAATGGCGCGAACATCGTCGCGCGATCTCGCGGGGCATATGGCGACCTTGGCTATCCGGGCAGGGTAAAGCACGCCACGATGGTTTTGCTTGCTCTTGAGAGTCAGGGAACGGTCTTGCCAGCGGTCGCGTTCGATGCTGATTTTGAATATACCGATCCAACCGACATCCCGCCGGTATCTGCCGGCGGAAGTGACGTGTGGGATACCGGGCTTTGGGATACTGCCGTGTGGGGAACCGGTGGAGACGAGCCCTATCTAAATTGGACTGGGGTTGGCGCCATAGGCCACGTTCTATCAATGCACGTGAAGTTTGAGGCAAAGAATGTTTCCGTCAGACTGAACGGCGCTGACCTTATGATTGAATTGGGCGGCCCGCTATGATCGTTTGGGGTGCAGATGAGTTTTTCGCCCGGTGGCTCATTGCGCGTCTAGACGATCCAGACGTGACCGAGCCCAATGATTTTGGAAATTATCGTGCGTGCGGCGTTGCGTCTGGGTCCAGGCTGTACGCTGCTGTCGTCTATAGCGGATGGCAGAGAGGGTCAGGCAATATCATGATGTCTATTGCATCAGACAGCCCGCGATGGGCGACGAGGAGCAATATACGAGAGCTTCTCGGCATGCCGTTTACCGTGCTTGGCTGCAATCGAATAACCTCCATTATCAGAGATGACAACATCAAGAGCATGCGGCTTGCTGAGGGCGTTGGGTTTGTCAAGGAGGGTGCGCTCAGAGGCGAGCATCCGAAGATCATTTACGGACTACTGAGAAGCGAATACAGTGATCCGTCAAAGCTGCTGCGTCAGCGTCGTGTGAGCTAGAGGTAGGGGAAATGTCAGGCGGCAAGGGCGGAGGCGCATCGATCCCGAAGGTCTCGACTGGCGATGTCGAGACCGCTGCGCATCAGCAGAATATGGCAAACCGACAAGCTGCGTGGTCTTCGTTCGGACTTAGCAACCCTTTCATCACGAGCCCATACGGCACGGTCAGCTACTCGCCGGCACCTGGCGCATCGAGGATACAGACTGGTCTACCGGGCGAGCAGTGGACTCAGTACCAGCAGGACATCAAGCTGAGCCCTGAGATTCAGGCTCTCTTCACCGGCGGCAACAAAATCCAGCAGCAGGGCCTCGACATTGCGAACGCGCTTATTGGCGCCGCCGCGCCGACGCTATCAAAACCACTAGACTTAAGCGG